CTCGTTCCCCTGAAGTAGCTGACTTACGGGTGTTATGTCTATGCCATCTTGATTAGAATTGCCTCTAATGACGTGTAGGCTCTCGTTGAATGGTGTGTATGACATGATGATAACTATGTGATAATGCCAGTTTCAAAGCCGACACCTGTCTCATTCTGGACAGCGACTGTGCCCAGTGTATACTGCTGGTCGTAGAGATAACGCATCCTGTGGCGCTCAAGCATGTGCGACTCGATTGTGTAGTTGATCCCAAGAAACTGTGTCTTTTTGGGCATCAAAGAGCTGACAAGGTCCGTGTAGGATGTGTCAAACCACTTGAAGAGATCGAAGAACACTTTATAATTGAGTTTGTCAGTTAGACGATTGAAGTAGATCTTTCGAAGCTGTTCAATGTCTGGGTAGTATTCATCGTAGAGGTACGATGGTTTTCCTAAACCGTTATTGAAGAAATCAAGATCTGCAAGGAGACGGATGATATCCTCGTTAAGCGCTTTAACAACCGAGTACTCGATGAGGAAACGACGATCATCTTCTGGCTCTTCACTCCTGATGACATCATAGACAGGTGCGAGGCGCGCCGTGTTGATGTCATATTCCTCAGGGCGCTGCAAACTCCTCACTCGCACTTTGTTCGTTGTTACACTTTGGTCAAAGTTAGGTGCTAAATGTGAGTAGTAGAATGTCTCTGGCTTGACGACTTTTGCATTCACCTCAAATCCAAAACCCGACATGATCAAGTTGTTCTGGCTGAAGTCGAAAATCTGGATTTGCCCGCTACCGTTAGCGCCTGTGACAAACTGGTCAGTACTTGCATCAACACGTAAGCGCTCAAAGGTTCCTGTCGTCTCTGTGTCAAATGAGAAATTGATTTTAGGATCAACAACACCTAGAGACTTAAAGTTCCGGACATGCTCACTGAATTCTGTGTCAGTCAGTGCCTTCGACCATGTCCTTAGTTGAGCAACACGTCCTGTAAAATTAGTAACTTTGGCATCAGCTATGTAGCTGTTTAAGAATGATGCGCCTGTTGCCATACTCTGTGACCCGATGACAACGAAAGATCCCGATGCATTGTAGTTACTACTCACATTCTGCAGGACGTTGGTCGTACCGAATGTATCCACGTCATAAAAGTAAGATGATGTCTGGAAAGTAACAATTGTCTCGGTATCGATATTTTTACCGATTCGCAGAAAGTAAGATGAAGATACATGGTCTATCTGGTCATTTCTCTGACGTCCAAAAGCAATGTTCCACTTATCACCATCAAAGACATTGACTCCTGTTAGCTGCAAGGTAATAACATTTGTTGAAATACCTTGAAGTGGCCGCCCGTAAAGAGTTAGTGAATAATCACCTTCTTTGCTTCCCGATGATGCAATGACATTGAAAAGAACCCCATGTGCGCTAGAAGGTGATGTTGTACCTGTAACGTGAAGCCTCATCAAGCTCTCTGAAGCAAAGTGCACTTGACGTTCTGAATACTTGTAGATTCCCTCAAGTGTGAAAGATCCTGATGTAAACAGGCCATCAGATGGCGTTCCAGCAATGGTTGGGTATCCTGGTTCGACACGTGTTCCCGAGAGGAAGCTGCCTATAATTCTTGGCTTTGCAGACGAAAATCCTTGTGAATTAAGTGTTCCTGGTGTTAGATTTAAACTACCTGAGAAGTCGAGCATGGTGGCGACTTCTGACTTGTTCTCTCTCCGCCCAGTAAGAAAGTTCTTTTTAGGGCCACCAAACTCTCTAATTGTAAAGAAGTTCTCAGGAATGATGCCAGCAGCGTTGAAAAGAGAACGAACAGATGCATTAGTTCCTTTTTCTCTCATTATGCTCGACATGTTTATCAATAGGCGACGCCACAGTTGCTTTCTCACATAGTCAAGATTTTGTGCTAATTTCTCGTCGTTCTGCGTGACATTTCTTCCATCGTAGAACTGCTCACCCAGGGCAGTCTTAAAGAAAGATGGAACCTCAAAACCGTAATAATTTGCAAGAAATGGTAGAAATTTGTCGCTGACTGATATGTCTTGGTCATAATCAACATGAACTAGATTTGAGAAATGATCCACAAACATCTTCAGTTCATCGAAGAACTTTGCATAGACGAGAAGCATCGCTGTTATAATCTGGGGCGATCCTATCTCGCCTGTTCCTGGAATTGACGTTCCTGTAAAGTCATTACCAATTGTTCCATCTTCATCTGTAAATCCTTGGCTTGCCAAACCTTCTCTAAGATAGTGTGCAGGCATGATTTTAGTGATCAAATTAGGATTAGCAGCGTCAAAGTCGCGTGCATCTGCCAGAAGCTCTTGATTGTATGTTAGCGTCTCAGGGTAATCTGCAAATAGAACAGGACACCGTTCTAGGTCTTCGGCAACCATCGGATTTTCTATTCCTGCGCCTGCCCTTAGTGTGTTATTGTAGCTCGTAATGTATGAGTGCAGTGAATTTCCTGAATAGTCAAGGACAACATCACTTGCTGTGTAAGAACCTGTCGGCTCATTAAACTTAAAATACATTTTTAAAGGCGACGTGGCGTAAATCTCTTTCTTCCAATTGTAGTCAAGATCTGCAGTAGTTCTTGTGTCATGAAAAAATCTCAGCTCGTCTAATGCACCTGATAGTTGCTGTTGTGGAACAAACGTGTAAGAACCTGCTGTGTGGGTCGATCCAGATCCTATTAAAAGATCAGCAGCACTGAAATTTAGATCATCAAAAATGACAAAATCTGATTTAGGTGATGCAAGTTTAAGATCACGGTAGATGGCAAGTGATGAAGATGATGCCTGTGCGTTGTATTCAAAATACAGGTGGTTAAATTGTCCCTTTATAACAGGCGCCGAGGCTGTTACGTAAGTGCTGCCTAGAGAGACAATGAAGAGTGCGTCGCAGGAAGTTGTTGACGACGACTGTGATAGAGCAAGTGTAATTGCAGATGTCGCATCTTTTCTCTTCTGCAAGATAATCTGGTTGTTATTTGATTGTGCTGCAGGGTAGCAAAATAACTCAAATGAGAAGCTATTTGTTCTTGGATCAAGGACACTCAAACCTGTATCATTCTTTGACACGGTTGGAAAATTGATACCTGCTGCGTCAGTTGTAATGATCTTAGATGTTCCATCAAACAACAGAAAATTTCTACTTTTGGTAAACTGTGAGAGAATATACTTCTCGTAGCCTGTCAAGCTATCTTCAAAATCTTGTATCTCTTGGATGCTTCCATCAAATGGGTAGTTATTGATTATTCTATCAAATGCAACATTAACTTTTGCGACTGCAGAGTTGAAGAAAGTGTGATTTTCGAACTGAGTGTAGTCGATATTGAGTTCTTGTGTGGACTTTAGCGCAGCACCAATTTGATCATATCTAAAAGAGCCTGTATTGCCTATATTTGATGCTTCCTGGTTGCTGATCGTGACATCATCATAACGATTAGACAGTGACGCAAGCTTTAAGTTTGAAGTAAAAACTGTGGGGCGATTTGTTCTAACAACATTTGATGCCATGATTAATCCACCCTAAATTTTGCTGCAACGTCCTTGAAGACAACTTCTGAACCCTCTCTCAAGATCTTGAAGTCAAATGTATATGTGCGTCCACGAGGAAGTGATGTCATATTAAAGTCAAAGTAATGACTTGATGTGTCATTCGACACAGCCGTTCCTGGATCGTGAAATGGCACAATCACCTCATTTAAATCTGTGTCGCGAACTTGGTAGTAGATGTCCTCGACAAATATTCCTTTGTTCTCGTAAGGAAGCTTCTTAGATATGAACTGCCTTGTGATGTCTTCTATGAAAATTCTAAATCGATATTGCTCATTCTGCTGGTATGATGTCCGCATATTTGTCATGCTAATTGTCAATCTTTCAAGATCAACATGATACTGCTCTGTGTCAGGCCTGTAGACAGTGAGTGATCCTGTCAGGAAGCCTACTTTACCATTATTAGATCCCCACACTTCAGTAAAATCAACTGATCCTGTACCTATTAAATGATTGTAGATCGTTGAATTCTCAAAGCTGTTTAAAATGACATCAGCTGTGTAGACACCTGTGATAAAATTCTGGCCATAGCTTAGTTGTGAGACATTAAATTGCTTTGAAAATGATCCTGTTGATAGCTTTAAGATCATGCAATTTGTTCCTGTTATCGGCGTAAGCAAAGTACCCGACAGGATGTTTCTTGGTATGCCTCTAACATTGTTTGATAGGAGAAGCGTCCCTACTTCATTGAAGAAGAAATTATTGTGATTATCACGAACAAGATCATTGTAAGTTACAACAATATTAGGACGTTTACCTACATTCGTGGCGTTTCTAGACGTAAATCTCTTCACAAACCGCGTGAATTCATCTGTCTCTTGCGATCCTGTGAAGGATATCCTAAAACCATGATCAGGAATAAGTCCTGCAAGCGTCCCTGATACAATGTCTGTTATATCAACTCGAAGATCTTCTTCACCCGATGCAAAGATCTGCTCTTTCCAAAGGTTGACAACTCCATTTCCATCATTCAAGTTGCCACTTGAGATAATATCAATGTCAGATGACCCTAGAAGTCCTTGCTTATTCGCACCTGTCACATACCACTTCTCAACTTGTCCTGTTGAAACAGATGCAGTCAAAAAATTGCAGACATCAATGTCCCTATAACCGACAACGTCTCTACCCACACCCTCATCAAAGCTTCTTGACAGCGGAAAAACAATTAGTTTAAAGTTAGTGGGTGTTGGTTGGCCACCATAAACATCCTTTAAAACTAACTCACACTTAAATGAAGTGTCATTTGTGTTCAGCTTGGTGGCAAGGAGTGATACGAGAGGCGAGTAATCAAACTTTATGAGAATTCTAGAAAGCTCAATTGGATTTGTCTCTCCGATGATCCTGTTCTCATCGTACAATTTGAACAAGTCAAGTGTGCCTGCTTGGCCTAGATTTGCATCTGTGGCACGGAAAGATGACCCAATAATTTTATTGGTAATGTATGTATCCTTACTTGCTGATAGTGCTAAATACATTTCATCTCCTAACTAACGTTACCAATAATATCAAAATCTGGATATCTAACTTCAAATATCCCGCCGGGAGGTGGAACTATTACCCCATTCAGAGTATTCTGCGTCACGTTAAAGACTACATCACTGTATGCTGTTCCATTGACAACGCCGTTGACACCTTCAAATGTAAGATTTGATACTGTTAAGACACCATCTGTGTTTAAAAGTATATTCATGATGTCAGAAGTTAGAATTCCTTGATCAATTTGGAAGTTCTTAATGTTGAAATAATCTTTGAGAGACTGATTAATCTGTTGTAATGTCGTATTCTTCACAGCAGATGCATTAAGTGTCACTGTGTACTTGACTCTTATGTTCACAATTGCTGCATCAACAATGTCTATTGCGTCAGAGATCAATCTAAATTCGTTGAGGTACTTGCTCAAATTGATCTTAAGTGTATCACTTGATAGCACAAGTTGACCGCTGGAGTTTCGACTAACAACGTACATTAAAGTTGATAGCGGGTTAACTGGGTTCGGGCGGAAACCTGCACGATAAACTCTGCCAAAATTAGATGGCATGGTATAGATGCGTGCTGCAGCATCTTGCTTGGTCACAATTCTATTCTGTGAATTTGCATAACCAAGTGCAATAGATCTAAGATCTTCAAGTGTTAGAGCATCCTCACCACCCACTGCCGTCTCCGTGTTGTCAACTTCAAAAGTTGCCCGAATTGTGGAGGCAATGCTTGTGGGTGTCGAAGGTGGAAAGCGATGCACAAGTCGTGAGATGCTATTGATAGTTCCTGCTCCCACGTTATTGTTTAAGCCTCCGCCATATCGATATGATACAGTGATTGTTGTGCTTGTGGGAGAAATGCCTAGACTTCTTGTCTGGAGCAGTGTATTGGGATCAATTGAAACTTTGTTAAAAGTCTTCTTTGATCCATACAGAGGAAGTGCAAGCTCTGATGGATCTGGTATGACATCATCATCGAGTGACTGTGCATCTCCTGACCCGAAAGTCAACGTTGTTCTTCCTGAAACGCGACTTCCACTCGATGTAAAGCGGCGTGGAGCGGGTATCACTGATAATGAATCCTCGACAACGTCAGAATCGTATTTGGTGTTTGTCATTGCCTTGTAGACAACATCGTGTGTGAGAGATTCGACTTCATAATATTGATTACCGTCTGAATCGGTGACACCAATAATCTCTGACACATTCTGGTTAGCAAGAGTTAACGTTCTAAAGGGAATAAAGCTGTCATTAATAGTGAAAGTCTCAGTTGCAACACGCCCTGATGAGCAGATGCCTATTCCTTTCATAACAAAACGTGTAGGATTTCCTGCTGCGTCTTGCGAAAAGATTTTATACTCTGTGGTAAGATTTCCAATGCTATCAACGGCACCAAAATTAACATCTTCTGCTAGCTCAAACACAATTCCAGAGTTTGAAGTAACTTGTGTTCCTGACTGGATAATTGGGAGATACTGTGTATTAGGCTGGTAGTTACCGTTGACAACTTGTGCCGGGATTACTGCGTAAAAGTTGACATTTACGATAGCAGGTGATGCACCACCGATCTTGACTCCTGCTCTTCTGACAAGCCTCTCAACGTTGTTTACATCTGTTGCAGATGCGAGATCCAGCTCATTAAACTGGTAGTCAAGGTAGTATGACAGGACATCACCGGTGTATGCAGCCATGTCGATGAACATTCCTGCAACAGAGCTTTCTGATACATCCTTGATCTGGTCAGAGTAGTAGCTCTTTGCATAGGTTGCAAGATTATCTCTAAGCGCATCAAAATCCTTACCAAGATAAGATCTCTGGCGTTTCTGACGGAGTTTTTGCTGTATTGTTGCCATTATCCCATCACCTCTAGTATGATCTTAACTTTCTGGTTATTGGCGCCGATTTTAGGAACGCTGTAATTTACCATAATCTGGAATTTTGCCTGTCCGTTTCTTGTTGATGGCAAATTCTGCATGTCAAATGTGTCAAGTGTGACGAACGGCATGTACTTCTCAACTGTCCTCATAATTGACTGCATCGCTGTCGTCTCAATGTCTGTGTTGGTTGCATAATCAGCTAAAATTAGTCTAAGATTACCACCGTAGTCGTACAGACCTAGACGCTCCCCCCAGTTTGTCATGATCATGTTGCGTAAGTTGTCCTGAACCTGTTCAGCAACAGACGTGTGCATCTGGTATGGATTACCATTGCCGCCGAGCGACATCGGTGTCTTGATGCCAATTGGAAATACAGGAACAGTGGGCGTAGCTGTTCTAAGCTGCGTGACCGTCGTCCCGATATTTTTAAAGCTGCGTTCTGCCATCTCAGTTTATAAGTATTCGACTGCTAAGATCCCAGAATTATACTTGATTTTATGCTTTCCAGCGCGTCGTTGATTTGTGCTGTATAAGGATCAATTGGAACCTCCATTGCTTTTGCGGCTGTATCAGCTGCTGTTGTTGCAGGTTGAGATGCAGCACTAATTGCCGAAGCTGCAGCAGGACCAGCTGCTGCCCCGACGGCTGCTACTGCTGCCGCTGCAGAAACTATTGGAATGTTTGACTGTAATACTGCTGTTATATCTAAAATTCTGTTAATAATATCAGTAAATTGATCATATCTGAGGTAGGGTTGATCTGATGATGTCCCTGCCAGATATACCTTCCCCTCACTTCCTGGAACGACAACTATATCACCATTCACTCTAATGACGACGGCAGCATTGGAATTCTCTGCCTTAATCTTGACATCGTTTCTTGCGACTAACCTTACTTGATCACTCTTGATAACAGCACTAGCACCATCGCCGCTCCCATTGATGCCTTCAATGTTGATTGAAAAATTGCTGTCTGGATTATCGTTCATCGCAAGGTATAATCTTGACTTATCAAGTACAAAATCGCCCGGACCATCTTTGTTCGCAGGCTGCGTCTTATCAACTTCTTGATTGCCACGGGTGTTTGTGACAGGAATTGTCTCTAAATTATGTCCAGCAACAATGTCAACTATACCTTGTCCTGGAGTGTTCGTAGTTGAACCTAGCAAGACTGAGGCATTGTTAGACCCTTGAATGATAAGATCGCCGGGCTGTCTAACTAATCTTGGCACAGCTTCTTGGATAAATTTTTCCTGATACTCTTGCGACTGTGCAATAATCTGATCGTCATTGATTGATGATCCTGACGTTTTATCATACACACTGTCTGTCTTGCCTTGTGGGAAGCTGGCTGCATTTGGCACTGTTCCGTTGAAAGCATTTTTGGCACCAATTTGTGGCTCACTACCTGCACTGCCCACCGTGGTGGGCTGATTGACAATTCGATCAATGTGTGTGTAATTTACATCTTCTGAGATGTAATCACCTGGCTTTCGGCACATCCAATAGTAAGTTTGATCTACAGCAGAGTAGAAAATCCAAACTTGCTCTGCGGGTTTTATGGGAAAGCAAAGATGTGCAGGGAAAAATGGATATGCGATGTGCTGGTCAAGACGATTTGCCTCAATTATCTGGCACCAGATAGAGTTAATAGGCATTGAATTGACATGAGAGCTGTTGACAACAGATGTCTTAATAAGGTCAGTTCTCTCTTGACTTAAAGCTTTTGGATCTGATATAAAGTCGATCACTTTTGCCGTGATAAATGCACCGGCACTTTGCGAAGTACTTTGTGTATTTGTCTGCCTATCACCTCTATCAGCGCTAGGAACAACAAATGGCCCTGATGCCCTAGTAAAAATAGACATTAGCTCTCTCCGATCTTATCATAGATCGCATCCATGCTCATCTCCTTGCTCTCTTCCTGCGCGATAAGCTCAGCAAGTTTAAGAATTTGATCATTGGCTCGGGACATACGCTCGATGTATTTAACAACAACGGGCCCTAGGATGTTGTGGTTAGCTGCATTGCCCTTTATCTGCATCAGAGTATCTGTGAATAGAATGCCGGCATTCTCGCGGTCATTGACAGCATTCTCATACACTTCCTTCCAGAGCATCTTCTTCTTATCTTCGGTAGATGTTAAACTATCAAGGATGTCTGAAAACTGCTTGACCTTCTTCTCTTTATCATTAAGAGAGTCAAGTGACTTATCTATCGAAGACATTAGAAACTCCTAGAATATGTCATATTCACCTGTTACCATCAGATCCTTGTAGCGCTTTCTGATGCTTGACATTGAGATCGAAAGCTGCTTTGGCGTCAATCCTGTGATGTCTCTAACGTAGACAAAGATTGCCCGCTTGTTGAGAATCTCCACGTCATCAATTTCATTGAAGATCTTCTTAATTGCTTCGATGCACTTGATCTCATTCTCACACGTCATGTCTGATCTAATATCTTCAAGTAGGACAAAGATGTTAGTAGTCGTGTCTTCTTTGATTAAATTGGCATCTTGATTCTGCTCAACAGAGTAGTTCTCAAGGTCGATTAGATCGATCTCACTGATTGCGTCCTTATCGTCAATGCTGCACATTCTCTTGGCAGCCTTTGCGCGCTGGCGACTCTTGACAATAAGCCAGTTTTTGGCAACGACGTTGAAATAGCTAAAAGCCTTTGTGCCTCTCGTAGCATCAAATTTCTTCAGTGTCTCAAACAAGAAAGTGATGCAATCGTTCTTGAGGTCATCAAAGTTGCCATGCGTTACATTAAAGCCCTGTATAAAAATCAGATTTTCTACTAGCTTATCAAATGCTGGGAGTATCTCTTGAACGTAGATGCTCTCTCGCTCATCGTCACATGTCTCACTTTGAAATCTCACAATAGCATCATGAGTTCCTGCATGGAAGTAAAGCTTCATACCGCCCGGGGACGATGATTTAACTGTCTTCTTCTTGTGTGTCATCATTATCCCTTAGCGTTTGCGTTAAAGAACCAGCAATCTTGAGAACAGTTTGCTGTGCAACTTCAATATCTGCAATGACCTGTCGAACTTCGACAGAGTCAAAAAAAACTGGGATCTCTAAAATCTTAGAGATCCTCCCATAGACACCATCAAGCTCATCAAGTGAGCTTTCAATTGTGTCTTCAACATTAATGATTATCTTGCCAAACTTGTAATTGTAGTAAGCTGAGATAGCTAACAAGGTTGACAAGATTAGGCAGGTTATGATCAGAAACGCAATCAGCATTATCTAATCCCCAAAGCATCAGTGAGCTTTGCATAATTATCAAGTATTGCAGATCTTGAAAAGCTTTTTTGACATTTTACTGCAAGATCCTCGGCCCACTGTCGTGGAGTGACATAGCTTTCCTTAAACTTTGTCAACCTCTTCTTAAAATCTGCTTCAAGTGGCTGTGCCCACTTTGTGCCCGCCATGAAGATGTTGTTGTCAACACGAGATGCTGGTATGTCGACCAGTGTGAAGTCAACTGGGATGAACTTTCCTAACTTCATGAAGTCAAGATGACCCGACCAATTTGTTGTAATAACAGGCAAACCTGACGCTGATGCTTCAAGTAGCGGCAATCCAAACCCTTCGCCCCTTGTTAAACTAACTAGACACTTTACGGTTGGGTGTCTGTATAGACCTGCAATTTCAGCTGATGTTAAATTACCGTGCAAAACATGAATTCTTGGATAAAGACCACGTCTATTCTGATTAATAAACTTTTCTATGTTATCTTGTGTATACTTTCGATCAATTTTTGTGCCGCGACCAAAGTTTGTCTTCAAGATGATGCCAACATCCTTATTATCTTTAAAGACGTCAAGCATCCACTTCAATGTATCTAGAATGTTCTTTCGATCATCTAAACTATTCTGCGCTGTCATTTGTGACACAATTAGAAAATTAAAGTTAGTTGAAAGTGGTAGATCGAATGAAGGTGCATTATCAATCTCAGGCATGTACCACTCGCCGATCACGTGGACAGGAGTTGTAACGTTGCCTGATGACTCGAGAGTCTTCTTAACATGTTCAGAAGGAACGATGACAACATTCATCTTGTTGACTGCATCAATCCAAGCTGGGTTGCATCGATCAGTTTCGACCGCTGCTGTAACACCGATGTTGTAGGTTGCAATATTAGCATCCCACTCGTTAGGAAGCTGTACCTGTATAGAGATGTCAAATCCTGTCGCCTGATTTGTAG